ACTTGAATCGTGCAATGAAGGCAGGTTTCATCTTACCTACCCAAGATGGGTGACAGTTAGGATGAACTTCATCCATAGTCTTGGAACCCTCGTAAGGGCCATTGTACATCAGATACATACCGTCCCATTCGAAGTTTTCTTTAACAAATGCAGTCATAATCTATCTCTCTATCAGTCAATTAGGTAACTATTATCTCATAGGTTTAGGGAGAAGTCAAGGCAAAAGCTCGACCAATCAGCGATAGTTGGTCACGATATTACTAGACTGTCTACTAGGTTCATTAGTACTGCGGTACCCGATATTGCGCTTCCTATCATAATTGCTTTGTCATTCCAACAGTGACCGACATACACCCATGCAGTAGCGGCTGATGCATAACATATCTGTCCGGTGATGCCAAACCCTGCGCTCATAGCGAATACTCCAACCACACCAAGTACAGTCGCTCCCCACTTAACATAACTGTCAATCGTACCTGTAGGTGTTGCCGGTTTCAAGTCTTCGACTTCTAATTGTAGTTCTTCCATCTCTTGCTTGAGACGTTTGCGTTCGACATTAAGTTCCATAGCAAGTCTCCCTGCCTTGGACATCGTACTTCCGGAAAACTCCGATTGAATTTCAGGACTAAGTTGACCCTCGACTCTTGCAACTCGTTCGTCTTCGTTCATAGTCATTGGTCACCCCGAGCAACACTTCCGCTCATATCAATAAAGATTTTGAGTGTTCGATTATCGTCTTGTAGACTGTACCGCACACTTTCAGTTTCACGTAAGTAATGAGTGTAAGCACGACCTGTTTGGTCTATAACCTCAATTCGATTGACTTTATTCATTGCCTCAAGTTCTTGAAGACGCGACTTCAGAAACTCAATCTCTTCACGTTGTTTCAGATTTACATCCATCACATCAAACTTATCCACTGCACGCCACCATTGCCTTCCAATCTTTACGAGTTCTTTCGTTATCAGGTTCCATCAGTTCGACTTTAACATCTGTTCCTGCACTAACTTCCTGTATTTGATCCCATATACCGGCAGTATTCATTCTCAGACGTTCCTGAGTCTTGTTGCATATGTATCGACTACCACTATGACCAATAAAGATGAAAGAATCGGTAGTCTCTTCAACGTCAACGATACCACTGTTCAGTCTCCAAGAATCACCATCGAGATAACCGCCTGACCATCCACCAAGTACTTTGTAAAACACTTTTTCTGTTCTACCATATCCAGTGTTGCCACTCTTTACTTGTTGGGTAAACTTAATCACAACCCAGTTGTCTGGAAAATATTCACTCATGATTCCACCCCGAATCCCATTCACCGAATACTTCTGGTGATTGTTCTGCTGCCTGTTCCATATAGTATTTGCATGGATAGTGTTTAAGACAACGGGATGCTTCCTTACGTACAGCTGATGGTACCCTTGGAGTTTTCTTGGGGTCTAGTAGGTCTAATAAAAACTGACGTGTATTGTTCACCGCCCACCGGCGTTCGTTCGGCATTGTCATCTTCGCATACTCGCTAAATCTTTCATCTGTTGTACATCAATCACAGGGATTGCATTGGACTTGTGCATTGTACCGATACCCTTGACTAGGGTGCCGGTGTAGTTTAACTTTTCCTTGATTTGTGTATTGAGAGTACCCGAATCGCAAGATTTGTAAACCGGAGTCTCCCTTCGATAGGGTTCACTCTGTACTTCCATAGGTTGGAATTTGGGTGCGGGCTTCTTCTTGGTAGACCAAGCGTTGTAACTCTTCTTGCGCCCAGTCGTTGTATGTCGCATTGAACCGTGCATCATAATATAACCTCAATATGTTTCATAAACTGTACATTGTACATTATACGATACATCCTAGGGGGTTGTCAAGTGCACAACCCTCTTACATTCATTAAATCTTCGGATACTGGTGAGTACTCCGAACAGGTCATCGTCTGCCTTCTGGGAGAAACTCAACCAGATGATTAACATGACCCGTAGTGTCCACAGTCCTACGTCCCTACGAACCACTCCGGTACCTCACGGTTAGTCCACTTAGCAAAGGATTTCTTCTCTTCACGGTAGTACTTGCGGTAACTCTCAGGTACACTGTCTGTCTTACAGTAGTCAGGCATACACTCAGGCATCTTAGTTTCCTTCAATCGTATGTCGATATTCTTCGGTGCGAACCACAACATACCACTTAACTTATCATAGGTCATATGGACACGACCGTAACGTTTGGTGTACTCTTTTGCAGTTGCCTGAAAGTGTTTGTACAACCATCGATAGTTCTTATCGTTCTCTCTACACCAGATTGCTGATGGGTGGTTCTTGTGGGCGACCTTATATAGTATGTTTTCACGAGCTTGTTCGGCGACTAAATAATGGTCTACCATGCGTTTTCCGGACTTGGAAGGTCGTCTCTCAACAGTGCCGTCAAGAACGCGATGCGCAGTAGAAAGTAACTGGCCGTATTCTGTGACCATCTTAACCACATGTTTGTCACACATCATCTGTGCTGATATGACTGGATCATCGTGTAATCTAAAAATATTCATGTATTATCCCCTCTCGGTAACAGAACTATATTGTAACAGAAAAATATGGCTTTGTCAATGGCTAACCATAAAAAAAGTATAAATAAACCTATGAATACAGAATTATTTGACTTTGGTTTCACCGTAGTAGATGAATCGGAACTCGAAGCTGTCCAACAGTTAGAATCCGTATCTGATAGTGCAGATGATTACCAGACGCGACTTGAAAACTTGTACAACGCGATTCAACCGTTGTTAACCAACCTGAAGGTGAACCCTGAGAAAGAGTACATCCTCTGGCCGAATCGACTCGACAAGATAGAACAATTCGAAACACACATACAAAACATCTATAAGGGATCCTAACCAATGTTTTATAACAGTAAAGACGAAGTTATCTTAACCGATGGCACCAAACAAGAATTCGTGAGTGGCGAGTATAAAGAAGTATATGCCCGTTTCTTTAATAGCACACTAAAGGAAACTACCACTAAATCTGGTAAGTATCTTCGTTATAAAAATGATGAGGTGAATATGGTAGAAGAATCTCTATCACGTGCACCTATGTTCTGTAACGCACTAAAGACCCGTGGATATAAAAATATCCTATTCGTTGGTCATTTCAATGATGCTCAGACACATTGGATGTTAGACCAGTTCGCTGGTCGTATGATTGACCTTCTACCACCAGAACGTTCAGCAATGCAAACCTTTCCGGATATGAACATCGTAGCGCAGTTCATTCCATTGGTAATGAAGACCTTTAAATATGAAGGTGACTTCACAATCGTACGTCCACCAGAAAATAAGTATCAGGGTGTCATGCACGAACTCTATACTATTAATGAAATGATGCCACAGACACAAACTTGTTCACAACAGTACAAGCACGGTCAAGACGCTTGGACTCTAGAAGGTGAACACGAAAAATTTGATGCAGTAGTCTTCCTAGGTGTTCCTATGACAGACAAGCAAGTTGGTTTCGAAGAGTCTCAAGTACGAGAAATCTTCGCTCCATACTGCACCCCAGAATTTGAAATGGTTGACATTTATTACGGAGCACCGTCTTCGGTTAAATGGTACAATGGTGAAAAGAAAGAAAGTGACTCTATGGTCGACACAGCATTCTCGATTCGTTCCCAGTGGGACGAAGATGCCGCTAAAGGCCGCCCGGAAGAATCAGACATCATGAAAAGAATGATTTCTGTATTCTAAGGAACTTACCCGACAGTAAGAATGAAGAAGGGACTCGAAAGAGTCCCTTTTTTTATATCCAGAATAGTACTACGCCAAAGATGAAGCACCAGATTAATACGTTGGGTCTAAAGTCCCATACGGACATGAAGTCATGTGCAGTATCTAATACAAAATCTTTTGTTACTTTAAGAAGATTCTCCATTTCCATCTTCTAACTCTCCTACCTCTATAGTTGCATTTTCAGGCAGACTTAATTTAATATTAGAATGCCCATGATGAATAACAAATTTAACCTTACTGAACTCTCTGAAGAAACCAGACCATATAGGTCTCCAGTTACTTGCCATACGATGCACGTTTAGTGCAGTTCGGTTGGACTCTAAGAAGTTATCTGTATAACTGTCAATGTTCATATCGAACATAGAGTCGAACCCATACAGATGAACCTCAGTCGCCTTCATAATGCGACACGCATAGTCCACAGCCATATGACCGCACGAATAGTTACTCGCTGCTTCGGACAGTTTGTGTCCCGGCAACTGCGCATATGGGGGTACGTATGTATGGAACCCCTTAATGTTCTGTGAGTACTTTAAGTAGAACGCTGCGTTGACCTCCATCCATTTGCGAGGTCGTGTACCCAGAATCCAGTCGTACTCATCGAGGTGCACTTTACTTTCACTGAGCGCTTGCATCATCTTAAAGTCGACCATACAAGACGCGAATACATCTTCCTTGTTTAGTTCGATAGGAGGCATGTTACATACGACAAGTTCTCCCTCTGTACCTTTCTTGTATAGGGCAGCATGGTCTCCGTTACCCATTACATTAACACGTCTCATTTTGGTTCCTTGTGGTATGTGCCGTATATGCAGTGTGCTAGTTCATGACCCCAAGTCAGTGTATGTTCATCATCAACTTTACTTGGAGATACAACATGAATCTCACACCTTATCATTTCTCTGTTTTCTTTTTTCAGGAACCACAGAGCTAGTCCTTCGACTCTTTGTCCTTTGGGCTTCTTACCTTCTACCGCCTTATTCAACTCTTCCCTACTATCATATGTATAGACGGTTATCGGGAACTGAACGCCAGTGTAATCTTGTGTCCCTGACAGTTTTTTATCTGGGGAAGGGTCACATGATACCAAAAACAACACCATGATGGCAAGTGTTATTTTAGATAGGATACTTTGTAGCATGACCTTCCTCTATTAGTAGATTATTTATACATGTCCACTCGTTGTAGTCGGTCTCGACAAATACCTCTGCGAGTATTCTACCGTACTTACCTGTCTTGTGGGTAATTATGCTTACGGTTGTCCCTTCGGGGGCCATCTGGTTAACATACTCTTTCGCTTCTAGACCTTTCTTCTTTTCGTCAAGGTTTCTAGTACGAGACTCGTATGCATCAATACCGTAAAGACGGAGACGTTGGTTAGCGTAAACAAGACCAAATCCTAGGTCAATGTCAACATCGACTGTATCTCCGTCCACCCATCTGCGAACTATTGCTTGATAGTTATACATATATTACTTTACTCTGGCGCTGTATGGGGTTTCTCTTGCCTTCTCGACCGCACGTGAACCAAACCAGAAAGAGATAATCGCAGCGAATATCGCCTTAGTATCTTCGTCCCATAGGGTATCTAATGCACCTGAAAGGTCTGATCCACTTGCAAGTGCTTGTTGCAACAAGTTTACTTCTATCACTGCGAATAGAATAAAGAAACAGTATGTGATTACAGGGCGTACCGACTTCTGTAGTCCGGCAATGAACCCTGTGCCTTTGTTGATTGAGATATCGTGTTCGATAAGTCGAGCATGTTCATCGTCTGCTGCCTTGGTCTCGAACATCTTCATATCATGGTCGAATCCAGCTGCCCGTAGTTCAGCCATCTTCTCCATCTTTTTTAGTTCAAACTCATTGTTTCGCTTTGATGCGAAATGGTCTGTCACTGCTGGGACAAGGGAACCCCCAAATCCTAATAGTGAACCTATTAATCCACTTAACATAATATATCCTCTAATAGTTAAAAGTTCATTTGCTGTCTAATCACTTCATTACCTTTCTTACCTGTATGGTGAATAATGATAGGATTTTTTACAGCTACATTATCTATGTAGTCTAGTCGTAAAGTATTATACTTGTGTGGGATGGGATAAATTTTACTGAGGCGTTCTATGGGCGTGTGCATATGATATAATATGAACTGGTCAGACTCTGTTTGGTTTCGTTCACACGAGTCCATCCAGTTGATTAGGGTTTGGTTGCGGTCACTTAGAATGACCCCAGAGTTGTACCATTCACCGTTGTCCGGTCTTCTTTTAGTCCACGGCCGGTCAACAACCATACCCATCCTACCCGACTCGAAGTGTTCCCAAATAGAATCCACATCTCCATCGATTTGACAGTCGGTATCTAACCAACATATATTGAACCCGTCACGAGTCGCCTCATATATTGACCGTGGTTTCTTGAACCAACCAGACAGTTTGTTTTCAAAACTAAGGATATAAATTTGTTTACCGAACCTAGGGTGATGCTCGATGAAGTCTATCATATCATCTGTCATACCAAAGTCTGCGACCTGTAGAATCCCTGTCGAGTGTTCGATGAAGTTCTCTATAAACCACGGCAGTTGCCATTCGGTATTATAGTCGCATCCTGTCAAAAAACTTTTCTTAACCATTATATTTCCAAAACAAAAAAAGACGGGAAAGTTTCCAATCCCGTCTTTATCTATCTTAAACTTAACTGAAGATTATAGAGTTGCTAGGAACTCATCAACTTCTTCTGCTTGGGTTTTAGATATGAATTGTTTCCAAACACCAACACTTTCTAGTAGACCTTGTGACATTCCTTCGCGACATTCGCGGATCTTAGAATCTTGAACCACAGTGTCGATAACCAAAAGGTCGATATTCCTTTTCGCCTTACCAAAAGTGACCAGTTCAGGATTGTCCTGACGTGGTAGTAGATGGTTTACTATAGAAGTGAACTGACGATGTGGGTCGTTAACTAAATCTTCATAGGAGAGGACTAGACTATAGGTAAATTTCGCAGCATCCTTTTCAAAGGCTTCTACTGATGAGAACCCTTGAGGACTCGCGATGAATTCTTCCCAAGACATTTCTGGTTGCCAAAGCTGCCAAGTAGAAACAAGTACATCCTTATAGTCTCTATTGATTTTTAACATCTGGTTAGTGGCAAGAGAACCCTCTTCTATAGAGATCATTAACCTTTCAACAGACACAGGGTCGTGTGTTGAAGTCCAACCTAACGATGTCCATATCAAAGGTTTATATACCTTGTCGTGTGCTAGAACAGAGACTTCTAAATTAGTCTTTGAAGTCTGTAACTGTTGTTCATAACGGATGTACATACCGTACATGTTTTGTACCATGTCATGACCCGATGTAGCACTACCAACCATAAAATGATCGTTTAATGTTACAATACTGTATTGCGTTTCCATTTTATTATTCCTCATTGGATTCTTTAAAGAGTTTCTTAACCCGCACGTGCGAAATGGAACTCGCTGGACTGGCCAGTCAAATACGGATAAGTGTTATTATTTATAATAATCGAACTCTTTCAAGTCCGTTGGTCGACATTTATTTTTGTTGTTGCCACATAGTCCATAGACCATATAGAATACCAGCGTATGCAGCTAGAGTAATAATACCATCAAAGATAATGTAACTTGCACAGAGGGCGACAATAACTACGCCGTCATAAGTTGTGCGTTCGCCTAGTCGTGATTGAACCCACGTCTTTGCAAGTGTACCATAAAAAGAAAGTTTTTCTAAATTGAACATGTTAATCCCTATAATCGTTAAGTGTGAAATTGGTGCCGTGCATCTTCATCAAGTCTCTTTCGTGATTGGTGTATACCAATACTTCGGGGTCTTCGATTAAGAAATCACAGCTCTTACAAAAGTCTGGATATTCTTCGGTGCGGTGTTGCTCACGTAGAGTCTCATACTCTTCACCAAAAAAGATGTCAAGTATGTTATCTTCTGAACAGTGTCCTAGTACAGCTTCTTCGTCACGTCCAAGGACTTGACAACATGGATGTACTGCGCCTGTCTTCTTCTCAAGTCCTCCCGCACGTATCACTACGTCCGGAGAGAACGGTCGACCACAGGTCTTCTTCTTACCCTCACGTACACCGGACTCCGATATGTCTTGAACACCAGACCAGTTGTGCATCTTCCAAATCTCGGTCTTAGTTCCGAGTTCTTCTACCAATGCTTTGTACTTCTCTAGTTCTGTGTCGAGGTTATCATTGTCGGTGATTAGGTGGTATGTAGATACAACACAGTCCGAACCAGACTCTTCTACGTATGCAACCATCTCTTGGATGTTGCGTTTGATTTGAGCAAAGTGTCCTCCTACTGCATTGTACATCCACTTGCTGTAGTCTTGTTCATCCGCACCGATGAACGAGAATCGATAGAAGTCCAGACCAGCGTCCACGCAGTCGCGCATGTACTGACCTTCCATCTTAAATCCATTAGAGAAGATAAACGCCTTTGCGCCATACTTCTTCACTACCTTGATGTATTCGGGTAGATTCTTCGCCATTGTGGCTTCACCGGAACCGTCTAGGTTCACAACATTGAGTCCATACTGCGCACAGTCCGCAACATACTTCTCGAACTCATCGAGTTTCATGATGCGGCGGAACCCTTTATGTCGTCCACCCTCACGTAAGTCTTGTGGACACATAGAACATGAGTAGTTACATCCACCCGCGACTTCAATTACTGCGCGGTCAATCTGAAATGTTTCTCTAGTCATTTCCATAATAAATCTTCATCCTCTCTTCATATTCTACTGATTTTCTTTTAGTTTGTTGCAACAAGTCTTCGATATGTTCTATCCACCACCAGACACCTTGGTCTTCTTTTGATAACTCAGGATTTAACCTAAGCGCATTCGGTGTATGGTATTTAGTCACTCCTTCACCGGAGATTACCGCGAGAGGTCTAGCAAAGTTCTTTGCAACATAATGCCAGATGCCATCGTAACAGATGACCATGCGAGACGTAGAGATTAATTGCATTGCTTCGGATGCGGGTGTGCGGTAAGAAAGTTCGTGCATATTGAAACCCAGACCTTCGAAATGCGCTATCAACTTGTCCCAGTCCACATTATCGAAAATCCGTTTCCATGTACGAGGTTTCTCTGCATTCCATGTTGGCCTCCAGAAGACTATACGGTTTGGGTCATAGTCTCTGAAAGCATCTTGTCGGAATATCCAGTCGTTGTCCGGAATAACATTGCCAGGTGTATCGTCATATGCACCTGACTCGAAATAGAATCTGGATTTGTCTTTGTGTATTGCAGCTATCCTACGTTCACCGTTTGTTTCCAAAACAACATCATCGTCAAACTTCCAGTCTCTATATCTACCATGCGCATTAAAGATATGGTGTATCTCCACACGTTCTTGTTGGTGATAGAAGTTGTGGATGTAGTTACACCGCTCGATGATAGTCTCAGGGTCTTCGAAATGATGGTAGTAGTCCTCACCGTGTTCCCAGTGAAGCTCTAGATTTATCTTTCGAATATTATGATCCGCGGCATACTTGTGGCACGAATTCAACGCCCACATGAAATCACCAACGCCTGGCGTTCCTCGCCAAGTAACTAACTCAGATGGTTTCATTTACTAGTCTTAATACTTTTGACCTGTCTACCAGAACCTGTAGACGTGTACAGACCGAACCACGCAGCACCAGCACCAACCACTACAGAGATGAGACCTGCTTGTGATGCATTTGGTTCAGATATCGTCATGAACCATTGAGTGACTTCGATCAACAGGAACAAATACGTACCTATGAATGCTCGTGGGAAAATTCGAAACGCATCGATTACATCCGCGAACTGTAACAAGGTACTGAACTTAGTTGGGGTAACTTCTTTCTGTGTTGTATCGAACTCTACTTCAAGTTCAATCTTTTGTTTGAGTGGCTTTGCTTCTGGGGTTGGGGTGTTTATTGATTGTTCTGAAAACATGTTAATTAACTAAACCTCTTTTGTATATATTTAAAAAGAGCGTATATACTCAATCCATAAAATGCTAACACGCCCATAGGTAGAGCTATGTATACTAACTCCCAAGGGGTTAAGAATAATACTTGCCATGTAAATTCTGCTATTGCTTCTGCGTCACCTTGTCGTGCAACTGTATTATTAACAGAGTCCCATGCCAGTTGGTTTTCTTCTAATATAGTATCCCACTCCTCTCTAGGAATACACATGAGGTCTGGTGGACAGATATCTTCTCTATATTCTGTCCCAATAGGATTACCGAACACGTCTACGTTTGCTGGTTCATTTGACATCTTTCATCACCTTATAATCTTTTGGGTCACCGTTAATTATATCTTTCGCCTTATGTTCCCATATAGTAGGAAACAGACCATGCACTATACAAACAAATGCGAGTGACCACGCCCTGTACAGATGTTCGAAATAGTTCAGTCCTATATCCCGTAGGTGTCCCATCAGAATACCTTTACACCGTATTTCTGTTCCCATAACTCAGCATCATGTTCGTCATTGACCATAGGTCTACCGCGAATGTTGAGAGATGTGTTGAGTAACATCGGAACACCAGTTCTATCATGGTACTCTTCAATAACCTTACGGAAGATAGACTCACAGTCCTTCTTCACGATTTGTACCCGTGCAGTCCCATCTACGTGGGTCACAGGTGCGTAGTCATGTAGTGCCTTAGAGGTGAACTGCATATGGTCATTCATAGGGCCACTGAAGTATTCTTCTGCGTACTCTTCCAGTACAGCAGGAGCAAACGGACGGTACTTCTGTCTACGTTTGATTCCGTTCACTGTATCCTGTACGTCATAACGCACATCTGCAATCAGGGATCTGTTACCTAATGCACGTGGCCCGAACTCTGCCTTACCGTTCGCGATACCACACACCTTGTGACTCAGTAGATGATCTACGATCTCACTAGGGTTAACCGGACGTTCGATATCGTACCCGCAGTATGGAGACCATACTAGTTTGTCTTTACCTGTTGCCTTTGCCCAAGACCTTGCAGCTGTACCCAGACCGGAACCAGCATCCGTAGGTGAACATGCGATATGTACCTCATCGAACAGTTCGAACAGTCGTGAGTTGATTACTACATTTTGTGCACAACCACCGGAGTAACATAGTTTCTTACCATACTGCCGTGCAGTACCCATGATACCCATGATTGCATAGTCTGCAAAGTCTTGGGTCGCACGTGCGGCAACCTTATCTTCTACGGATAGAATTCTTTTCTTAAACTCTTTCCGGAACCTTAAACGATCCTGTTCTCTTTTAGACTCTACACCCCCAACCGCAATACCCATTTCAACTTCAGGTGCGATATCTTCTAGGTCATTGTACCAACTAATTAACCAGTCAGTAATTGCTTTGGACTCTGGACATGTGTCGTGATAGGCAGACAGTCCCATTACCACGTACTCATCTTCGAGAGGCCGTAGACCAAGGAACTTAGTAGTAAGGGTATAGACTAGACCTACCGACTTAGGGTAGTGCCATTCTTTGATTAGTTTGAAGTCGGAGTCGTAGATGACTGCTGTCTGTAACTCTCCAACTCCATCGATTGATACTAGGACAGTATCTTCCTTCGAGTCCCACGGGCGCGTGTAGAACGCAGCCGCACAGTGAGATTCGTGATGTTGGTGATGCGCATCATAAGTAGATGCTTCTGGATAAGGGAACTTTTCGAATGATTCTGAAGCTTGAATATTTTCAACTGACCGTCCAGTTGCTTCAATGCCACCACGCATATCAAACTTGATGACGTGGTCTTCGTAGAAAGACACATGGTCATCATCCCTTATCATGTCCCACAATACATCAGGGATATTGGGGTCGTTCTTTTTCTTGGAGTATCGTTCTCCGTGCGTGGCAAAGTCTACAACACCGTCTTCGTTAATAATAGCAAGACCAGAGTCATGATAAAATTCACTGTATCCAACGTATCTCATTATCCACCTGTGTATCAGATTAAATTTATATTTATACCAAAAAAAAGGGAGTCCTAAGACTCCCAAAATACCACTGAACGAAACAAATCACTGTCCTTTTACATAGTCGTAAATGTCTTTCCAGTTACGCATCAAAGGGAAATCTGATGTATCTTTGTTGTATTCGTGTTGCATGACAACTGATTCAAGTCCGACCACAGCACCGGCTATAGCGTTCTCTACTTTATCTTCTACCCACAGACACCCAGTATCTTTATACTCTGCGAGTGCCTCGTCTTTGTCAGCACCAGTATCTAGGTAAACATATTTCTCAAAGACTGTAGGGCCAAACAGTTCGCACAGGTTCTTAGTACGTAGATGTTGTGCATACTCATCGTTACTCAAAGAAGTAATTGCATGGAATATGTATCCTTCTTCTTCGTGTAACTTCTTAACGTACTTGATTGCATCTCTCAGAGGTGGAACCTTACGAATCGTTGCACTCTCGTTGAACATACGACACAACTTACGTCCTTCACTTCTTTCTATTCCGAATATCTCGTTGATTTTGTACTTATCAACATCAATCGCTTCATACCCATGACGTTTCATCCAAGCTTGGAATGAATACATCCAATCCAACAACACACCGTCACAGTCTACTAAAATTACTTTATCTTTCACACAACCCCCTCTTCTCTAACTTTGTTCATTATAACATAAACTTCCTTGGAAGTCAACCCCTCATTTAGCAGGGAAATCATCAATTGTCCCCAATCGGGGTTCTCTAGTTCATAGATGTAGCGGTTAACTAAGTTGGTCGCCAACTCTATCTTGGTGGCATTTAACTCGTTCATGATAACTTTATTCCTCTGACGAATTCAAGTGCACGTGTCACACACCCATTGTAATCATCACCGTATACGGCAGAGATTGTCTCATTAGCGTCATCGTCCATATACACCAGACGATACTTGTGTCGGGGATTGGGGGATTCATTAATGGTTGCTGATATCCCATCACCCTCGTTTGATATTTTAAATAAAAACATAAAAAAACCTCTCACATTTGAAGTATCATTATACTACTATATGAGAGGTTTGTCAAGACTTATTTTGAAAATATTTACGGTGGGCCCATACTTCTTTGCCAAGGGGTCGTCTTGAACCGGAGATCACGCCAGTGACGTACCATATCAACCTTCCATTCACCACCCGTGTAGTGACAGAACCTTGCGTTCTCGAAGAACTCATGTTCGGACGCATAGTGGGGGGAGTCGTTCCAAGTCGTATCGATAGTCTCTACATCGAAATCATGTTTCATCAACTGCGCAGAGATATAGGGTTGGTCATTCATGATAGACATGTGGAAGTCACCAGTATAGCACCAGTCTTCCCAATTCATGAACTCATTACGTGCACGTAGACGTGCTTCCTTAGTCCAGAGAACAACTCCGGTATTCATTATCATTAGTTTGGACTTTCGGTTAGGTGGCATTACAGGGACGATAGGACAGTCATGCAGTTCGAACTTTCGACAGAAGTTCATGTAATTCTCTTCGTTGCTGTCCCAAGAGTTGTACCCACCCCCATCAGCAGTAACGAAGTCCGACTCTAATACACCGTAGACTTCGGCACCCGATTCCATCACGTCAAAGATATTCTCTTCGGTATTGACCACGATGTCTGTGTCTACGAATAGTAGGTTATCGTACTGGTCAAACATAGGGTCTAACCAGACACGTGCGCACTCGTGCAACAGTGAGGTAGAACATCCGTGACCTTTGGTAGCCACTCGTTCATCCGAGTAGATGTGAGTTGCACCAATCTTCTTTGCGTACTCTTCGAATGATGTGCGGGATATGTCCGCAACATCTTTGTACAAGGAAGAACGTGTACCGTCCCAACCTTTGATACCACCGCGAGCGTCTACTGCGTCACTCACAATCATATATTGGAATATTACATTATTCGACATTCTCTAACCTTCTCATTAGTCGTTCAGACCTAAGTCCTACTTGATGATACCATCGCGAATCACGGCCTTCGATAGCAGCTGTCTTCCAGTCACCTTCGAGTACCGCAGCATACATGTTCTTGAACTTACTTAGTCTTGGTCTACCTAGGTTAAACATCATATTAACCAAGACTTGCTGTACCTCATCTGGGAAACAATCGAACCGTTCTCCGTATAGTACACGACATTCGTTGATTGCGATGTCGAGGTCTTGTTGGAATGCCTCGCTAACTCTTTCGGGGGATATTTTCGTTCCGACTTTAGCGCCGAACTCTCCGTCACTTTCTTTAACGAGGTGTCCAACACCAAACGTTGGGTAGTTGAGGTGGTCGAGGTAAATCTCATAGACGACTCCTTCGTCAATCTTGAGTTGGTCATATACTGCTTGTCTATTCATGGTTTGGTTCACTTTAGGTTTACACCATAGTTTACGAATTAGTTCTATCATAACTTGATGGCAAGTACCACCAAGATAGACGCCAACAAAATGTTGGTCGTTAAAATTTCAAGAGCGAGTATAGTATGATACCACACCCACCTAGTCTTGTAAGCATTTTCTACTGTGATGTCATCGGGGTCTGGCCCTGAACTATCAACAATATTTTTCCCACCTGTAGGCCCTGACTTCAGCCAATGTAAAAATTTCATACAACTTAAACCTTTATAGTATTGTCCTTACCAGAACCTTTTTTGATATTGCTAAGATGGTCTTGCCAATCCCTTCCGGCAAGTCTCATCGTAGACTTAACACCAGATACTATCTTAGGTGCTGAAGATGGAGGGAAATATCGTACCCATTCAGGGTTATCGACAGTCCACTGGTCGTATTCGGAAATCCGGAGAAGCACTTCCGTGACCTCTCCGGTTTCTTTGTTTTTAAAATCATACTGTGGCATTATAAGTCCATTCCAAATTATTTTCAATCACTACGACAGAAGTCTCACACACGCTTCTGAAGAGATAATCACCTCCTTATCGAGAAAGTTGTTGAGTAGACGAATTCAGTATATTGTAATACTGGGCAATGGTTTCCGGTCGATAATTTCGATTACCTTGGGAATATATTACTTGGCGTCTGGTATCATGCACGAACTGTTGTAGTTCGGTAATATTTTGGTTCAACTGCTGTTCTTGACTCGACATAGGATTCTCCTTAGAAGTTAGTTAGTGTCGAAAAGATTACTCGCGTATCAAATTTGGAAATGCCTCCTGTACTATTTTCTTGGTTATGTAACGACATGGTGGTTTCTTTGCCACCATTTTCAGAACGTACTCAGCATCCTCCGGATGAACGGATTCTAGAAGCTGGACGAATTGATTCTCTCTTTTGAATGATGGTGTTTGGTCACCTTGGCCACCCTTGATAAACTTACCGAACTGTTTATGTTGTTTGAGTAGAGTGGAAGGGGAAGACTCCGCTTTATTCGGAGTGAAAGGTGGGCGCCCTGCCGGAAGGTTGAATTCCAGAGAATCATCGAAGGAACCTCGAAGGATATCCTTGAACGCCCAGTTGTCTTCATATTTTTTCAAAACATCTATCCGACTTTCTCTGGAACTTGCTTCTTTATATTCCTCGAAAACTTCAAAGACTTCTTTACGAAATGTTATCATTACTACACCTTATCAACTTTATGACACATGAAGGATTTATTGGATATGCGGATCTCATACTTATCCACACATTTCCAAATAAACATTTTCAAGGTATCATCATATAAAACATTTAATTGTTTACTGCTATTAAGTTCTGACTTCAACATCATAATATTAAAGTCTTTTGTTTGTACTACCTTTATATATTCATTAATTATAAGTGCTGTGCAACCAATCCAAAGTAACGAGCACAGCAAGGCAGTTATTGCCACTGTGTGAAACTTGGTCATTAGACTCTCCCCCTTGTCTATTGTTATTTATAACCAAGGGGGTGTCTAGGGAGAAATTATCTTAGACTATCCCAGTCCGAGGGGGTAGTATCATTTAAACGCAAACCAAGTTGAGGAGAGTCATCGACATCCCAAGGCGGAGACAAATCTTCTTCGTCCTGTGCCCACACTGGACTTTCAAGATCAGGAATACAATCCTCTAAAGTTCTGAACAACTTGGCAAACTTAATCTCATATAGACTACGTATTCCAAGAAGCAGATTCGATATTTCGTCTGAATGAGTAGAAGACATACCCCTAAAGAATACATCGTCCCCAACATATTCCATAATAGTATCTATGTCAGTGGTCACATTCCAACAGTTCATTATTTCTTGTTCTAAATCAAATCGGTCTTTTTTCATTACTCTGTCTCCAACATAATTACTTCTGAGTAAACTGAAATCTTGATTATACTCTTATTATTAATTTTGGTTCCTAGCGATACATAGGGGCCACCACTGGGGTCTACCATACCTAAATTTAGTAGGTCAACTCCCTCTACACCTTCCCTACCACCATACCTAAAGTGATTTAGGTCACCTTCCAGAATGAACCTAGTGGGAGAGTCGGTGGAGACAAACTCGAATTTGTCCCCGTACCGATTTTTATATTCAGAGTTACTTTTATACATTATGCTACCGCCATTTCAACTGCAAGTTCAGCTGCGCGCTTCTTCTTGACTTGGTTTGCGCCGTACCATGCAGAAGTCATTCGACCATCCGCAGTACGTCCTAATCGGTGGTCAGTTAGATACGTAACTGAGTTAAACGCCTGCCACCATGAACCACGACCATACTCAGCACCCGGCTGTGTCTCTAACAACTCATATGCCTTCTTGGCATTTGGTGCGAGGTCGTTATATACCTTAACTTCTTCTTTCGGTGCCTGTGAAGGGAAAAGTGAGTTGTAGTATTGAATAAGAGTGTCAGCAGTGAACTGTCGTTTGGACAACAACTGAGCCATCTCTTTGTATTGGTCAAACTTCTCATGAGCAAGACCCATAGTAATCTTAACTTGGTCAGCATCAAACGCACGGCGATGGTTAATCTTGGTTGAGTTAACCGAAGTTCCCTTTAGTGCAAGTGACAGACTGTTCATACAAGTTACACGAACCGGAGTGAATCGAACGTCAATTGACTTACCATACTCGTGTGGATTAGAGAACAACAAGTATGAATCGACTTGGTCTCCACCAAGAATATCGAACGACTCCTTGATTTTTGCCATCGCGTAGACCATCTTACCATCTTTCAGAGAACCCGCAGAACTCATCTCCATGTCACCGGCAGAGCAGTAATCATTGAAGAACTCGAAGGCTTGTTCGTTTTGAACGGGGTTCCAGTTACCACCGACCTGAGTCAGTACTTTGGAGTCAGTTGAACGGACGAGCGCTTCCATACCCGTAGCCACCTCTTCACCGTTGTGGTGTACGTAAGATGGGATTTTATCTACAGTCCAATCGACACCCGCTTTCTGCATCATCTGGATAGGAGTTAGGTCATTGGACACTTCGGTACCAATACCCCAAGGACATCCACCAACAGCAGCGGAAGTTTCAATTTGCAAAATGTTATTTGATACAGTCATAATATAGTTTCCTCATTGATTAAGTAGACATTATACACTTGTTTTCATTACTTGTCAATACTTATTTCAAAAATAAATGAAATTTATTCGGGGTGTACGTCACCACCACACCAATCCAACACCAGCTCGAATGCTTCTATCTGTTTGATGATGTACATAACATCCTGTTCAGGGTCTGAGTCAAAGATACCTATACCCTTACCCTGCCTACGTTCTTCCAAGTCGCGTTCGAAACATTCAATCATAAATCGCATTTCCGTTCGAATTATCTCATCGGTCTGGTCACTATCTAGCTCTATCGTCATAGACATATTTTATTCTCCATTAGAATATTAAATTAAGTAATATCTTTCTCGTAAATATCAATTCTGGACGCGTCCATTCCTAGATCAATCAGGTTCTGTTTAAGTTTCTCAGGGTCACGGACGTTCCACTCTATATGGCGTTCATCGTTATCGTCATACCACTCGACACACATTACCATTGCGTAAGTCATCGCGGCTGGCCAGTCGCGGTATAACTTGGGCCCCAAGTAATACAACTGTATTTCAATCGTTCATCAGGGAGCAAATCATCATCATGAATCAGACCATGATATGAAGAAACAACTATTGCGAAAGCTTCAATTTCTCTAAGCAAGTCAGCATCAGGTTCGCGAAGATAATCTTGGAGCATCCATAATAGTTCGTCACTGAGCTCGGAGAGAATAATCACCTCTTTGTCAAACTGTTTCTCATATGTTTCTATCTCAGCATCAGTAGGGGGGGTTTGCCCCCAATAACCAACTGACTTCTTCAGGGCGCTAAAGAAACCTTCTAGCGACTCCTTTTTTTGCCTCTTTTTTTGCCTAAAGTCGGCAATATTAGTTACGTTCATGCGACCACCTTCGCAGAGAATCGTGGGTACAATCTGAACGGTGCCTGTTCATTAAGAGTTTCACTGTAGATAGTCGGTTCAGGAAGTCCTCTCTCATCTAACGCATCAAAGTATAACTGAGCATCACAGTCACACTCTAGCCATACGTAGTGGTTGTTGAAGAACGAGTACTCAGAGATCTTGTTCATGAACCCTAGGTTCTCTACAGTGCGTACATCAACCTTCAGGTACGAATGGCTTGGATCAGAAATATAAGTGATTGCTTTCATTACACATCCTCCTTAACTTTCATTTTAGAAGAACTATGGTCGATTATAAGGTCGCGAACACGTTCACGGTCAAGAGAGTCGCCGTGACCCCAAGACTCGTAACGAGTAGGACTAGAACATATTTCAATGTACTTAACGATAGCACGTTCAACAACTTCAACGTTGAGACCCTCTACAGGGTACAGACCGTCATAGGCATAGAACGACAGAACATAGTTGCGGAATTTGGTGAACTCAGGGTTTTTTCTCAAACCGAAGTAATTACTAGACATAGTCAAATCTCTCTATTCATTAATTTATGTACCCATTATACTAGTTTTGATAGCATGATGCAAGCAGTAAACGTGACCCAAACAAAGAAAATGGTCACTTAGTCGACTTCTTCGATGGTGATACGGTACTTCTTACCGTTCATATCTACCACGTCCAGTCTCTTGGTAGTGGATATCATATAACCTTCTCTAGGGTCTAAGTCCATTTTCACGTGACCTACTTCGCGGACAACACCCCCACATTCACTGTAACCATCTTCCAACATGGCTGGTCTAATAATTGTGTGTGCGATGTAATCGCAGTATGCCATACCATTCTTATTCATTATGCTACCTCTTTCATTTGGGAGTAATATTTAAGTGATTCTTGATACGTCATCCAGTCACCCTTACAGGTCTCTACATGAGTTGTATAGTTTGACTGTTCACCGTCAAGGCGTTGTATCCAAGAAGATACCTTTCGTTTGAGAATGCCGTAAGCAGGCATGTACTCGGAATACTCGGTGGAGGATTGTGCAACCCACTCACCTTCGGGGGTTCTCTCCATATAGATTGGAGTTTCCCAATGTTCGTGGTGGTTTGATGCATCGAAGTCGATGGCATCG